GGAGGTGAGAAAATCCTATGAGGTCCTACAATCCGTTTGGTACTTGCAGGAATTGCGGATGTCAGATTATGTGGGTAAGAACAGTAGCCGGAAAGAATATGCCGGTTGATCCCACGATGATAAGCTACCGCAGGCCAGGAGCAGGAGTTAAAGCGAAGGAAAAGATAGTAACGCCGGAAGGCGAGGTTGTATGCGCTGATAAAGTAGATTCAGAGAAAGCAGAAGGTTTCGGTTACATCTCACACTTCGCAACCTGCAAAGCAAGAAACCATTAAGCAAAAAGAAAGCCGCCCCTTTGACAGGACGACTCGTGACTGAGAATATTATACTCGCAAATGCGAAAAGAGTCAAGGAGGCGACATTATGGCAACGGAGGAAAAGAAGAACCAGGAAAGACCGGCTGTTTACGTTCTCACGCAGGAGCAGATCAATCAGATTGCTGCAGTAGGTGCCAAGGAAGGAGTAAAGGCATTCAAGGAAGAGCAGAAGAAAGAAGAGCGTAAGCGTAAGAAGGAAGATAGCAAGGTAAGAAAGACAAAGAAGCTGCTGAGTTCGTATAGGAGAATCAAGGCGACGTTATCAGACGGAGAGGAGTTCACACCGGAAGAGCAGGCAGAATTGAGATGGAAGTTCATTGAGGACCTTATGGGGAACACAAGGGAGATAGCAGGAAAGTCCGAGAGGACAATCAAAGATACGGAACGCAAGAGAGAAGAGGATCTGTACTGTGTGTTCCGGATAGAAAAAGCGACAGAAATGTACCGTGAAGAGTGTGAAAAGAGCGGAAGCGAAGAGGCGAAGCGACGTTTCAGAGAGTTAAGCATGATGTACCTGGGCGAAAAACCTTACACGGTGCAGGAGATTTCGGAAGTAGAAAACATAAGCGATAAGACCGTCTACAAGGACATAGGAATAGCTTGTGGCATTGTGGCTATTTACTTACTGGGTGCGGATTTCTAAACGCTCCCTGTGGCTGTAAATGCACCAGGTAGAAAATGAGTAGGTTGCATAAAGAATTACCAAGTGGTAATATGCTAATTAGCCGATAACCCAAATGTCACCCCTAAAAATAGCCAGTTGTATTTCTTCCCAACGGCAGGCAAGGCAGGGCGAAATCCCTGCCGGTTAGCCGAAGAGGAAATGTGAACAATCGGTTAAATAAGGCTATTTCAGTGTACTTAGGCAGGTCTGTATAGTATAATAAAACTATAAACAACCAGCATTAAAGGAGTGATTGAGATGGCAATTTGGATTAGCAGGTATAGTAACAAAGAGTTACAGAGTGGTAAGTATTACCCGGTTGGAATCAGCATCGGGACACCGAAGTTTCCGCTGGGGTACATGCTGAGAAAGCAGTGTTATTCGCTGGCACCTAAAGGCTATATGTTGAATATGGAGCTTGAAAGATTCAAGCCTGCATATTACGAAAAGCTGGAAGGTATCGGTACAGACAGAATCATTGATATGGTTCAGCGAATGGACGAAGAGGCAAGAGCCGAAGGAAAAGAGCTTGTGCTTCTCTGCTACGAAGATGTGAGAGTACCGGGTGACTGGTGCCACAGAACTGTATTCGCTGAATGGTGGGCGGAGCAGACCGGAGAACTGATCGAGGAGTTATATGATCCGTCAGAGCCGAAGGTCAAGAAGCCTGCAGCAAAGAAAGAAAGCAAGGAACCTGTCAAGAAGGCGGTCGAGGCCAGGAGAGAAGAACCTGGTTACGAGCAGCTGAGTTTGTTTGGTTTGGCAGGGATTTAATCATAGCATCCGGAACTGGTGTAAGTAGCACGTGGCTATTCCATAGTTAAGGTCCTGTTCATCGCAGGGTTCCGGTCCAAAAACAACGGCATCGCATCCGAAAGGGTACGGTGCCTTATTTGTTATCACGGAACGTACCTCAGTGTCCTTCGGGTCTGAGGTCTTTTTGTGCAATATGCTGAGGCAGGTATCAAAAATCCCCGGGTCAGTACCAGGGAACCGCCTCGGCTTTTTGTATATATTGAACAATTTTTAGGGAAGGAGACAAGGATATGGCATTTTTTATGGATCCGGGAGCAATGTTCCTGGGGTGCTTAGGTCCGTCGGAGCAGAAGTTTCTCGTTACTCTGATAGAGACGGCAGCGAAGTCCGGATATACAAGGTTCGTTGAGCCGTGTGCCGGTACCTTTGCAATGGCGAACCTGGCAGTACAGAATGGGTTTAAGCCGGAGCAGATCGAGACCAGCGACGTCAATATGATGTCAACAGTCCTCGGATATGCGATTACCGGCCAGTCATTAGAGCCGCTGGAAATCCATGCACAAGGCTTTAGTGACGAAGAGCTTCTTGACCCGGCAACAGCATTGTATGCGCAGTTGTACCTCAGAACCTCGAAAAATGCGGGCAATGATTATTTCTATCAGATACTCACAGACCTACGCCTCAGACGAGAGGAACACATCGAGAGTATCAATCGGCAGATAGAGGTAATCAAGAACCTGCTCGGTGGCATGAGCTACAGACCATTGGATATGTGGGAGCATCTGAAAGAGGTGCTGGACGATCCGCACGCTTTGGTTATTGCAAACCCACCGACCTACTTCTCCGGATATGAGAAGTTCTACGACACACAGGGCAAGATGACCTGGAAGGAACCGCCGTATGAACTATTTGACCCGGAGACAGGACACCAGCAGTTTTACGACCTCTGCATGGATGCGAAGGCGTTGGTTATCTGCTACCAGGAGAAGAGAGTAGGCGAAGCCGTAGGATATACGATATACGCCCGCTCCGGCACGAGAGCAGATTTGAATGCTTACATCACTACGAACCGGGAGGAAGAGGCAACCGCCCTGGCAAACGGCAAGAAGATAAAGCGCCCGGCAGAGAGTAAGTTACAGCCGTTAGACTGCAGTATGCTTCCGAGAGATTATGTGATCCGGGAAGATAGCAAGGTACAGGTTATCCCGATTAAGTCAGCAGAGGCTCAGTATTACAGAGAGTTATGGACTCACAATTTTGTTGGTTCATCGGCGACGTTCAACAGGGCATTGCTGATTGATGGCTATGTGGCTGGGGTATTCGGCATCTCGAAGATGGCGGCAGACAGCGTATTCGTTTGGTACGTGATGAAGGTGCCACACAAGACATACCGCCTCGGCAGGCTGTGTTATATGCTGGCGCAGAATAGAGATTTTGTAGATACACTCCTGGACAATATCGAACAGGAGAAGGTCACAAAGATGCGCACCGCAATGCTTACCAGGTACCCGGAGAACAAAGAGGTACGAGGCATCATGAAACTGGTAAACAGGGTTGAGGACAAGAAGAACGGCTACAAGCTCACGTATGAGGCTGAACTAGTAGAGGGAAGAACCGAACAGCAGACGCTTCAAGAATGGCTAAGGAGGGAAAACGAATGGCAGAAGAACAGAGCAAAGGCATCCAGCAAATCGAAGGATGCGAAGTAATCTATGATATGGGTTCCGGCTTGGTGATCGCCAAGGTTCCGCTGGATAAGGTTAAGGAGCAGGACATCAACGCCAGGATAATGAAAAACGAGATGCAGGATCAGTTGACCGCTAATATCAAGAAGCGAGGACAGCTGGAAAGCCTGCCTCTTTTTGTTTTGGTGGATGGCAAGTTGGAAATCATCAGCGGCCACCACAGAGTAAAGAGCGCACGTGCTGCAGAGATGAAGGAAATCATCGCTATTGTCGATGTGTCCGGTCTCTCACGAAGCAAGATTGCGGCAAAGCAGCTGGCACACAATGCAATTTCCGGTTTCGACGACGACAGTACGTTGAGAGAAATCGTGAAGATGATAGACGATGTGGACGATATGATTGAGTCATTCGTCGGCAAGGAGATCATGGAAGAACCGCTGGAACAGTACGACAAGATGCTGAGTCCTGCGGTTCAGTTTGATTTTAAGAATGTGACGTTTACATTCCTTCCGCACCAGGTAAAGGATATGGACGCACTGGTTAAAGACCTGGAATCAAAGGCTCCGGACATTGTGGGCGTGGCATCCTACGAGCAGTGCAAGGGATTTGTGGAGACACTTAGCAAGTATCAGAAGTTTACGGACATCCGAAACGTCGGTGCGGCTATCCACTCCATGATCGAGAACGCCGCTCAGAAGATGGACGACTGCGGTTTCACAGAGGAAGGAGAATGGACCTACCTCGCTAAACTGTTTGGCAGTAATGCGGTACCGGGTGAGTCCGCTTCCGTTATTCAGCAGGCAATCAAGAAAGCTGAGAAGGAAGGGACAATCACGAGTAAGAACAGGTGGCAACTGATCGAGTACCTATGTGCTGACTACCTCAGTGGCAGGTAGTTAATGTATGGCAGCTAAGCCAAAATACAATGCCCCTTACCACGATAACTGGGCGTGGTCTTTGGCTGCAATGGGTGCCACCAATGAAGAGATCGCCCTTGCCATGGGAGTCTCCGAACGAACCATTATGCGATGGGCCAAGGAACACGAATCATTCGGCAAGGCGCTTGGAGAAGGTAAAGGCGTATCAGATGCGAAGGTAATAAGGAGTCTCTACGAGAGAGCTACCGGCTATGAGTACGAGGAAGAGAAGAAAATCATTGAGTATGACAAGGACGGTAATGTAAAACCGGTCAAGATTGAAAAGACCAAGAAGCACGTACCGCCGGATGTCACAGCTCAGATATTTTGGTTGAAAAATCGTCAGAGAGACCGTTGGCAGGATAGACCACAGGACTATGTGGATCAGACCAGCGACAATGACGCAGAGGTTCAGATTTACCTTCCAGATAATGGGAGGGACGATTGATGAAAGAGAAAATCGTATTAGCTCCGCAGAAAGGACCGCAGGAAATGTTCTTAGCTACTTCTGCGGATATTTGCATTTATGGAGGCGCTGCAGGCGGAGGAAAAACCTTCGGACTGCTGTTAGAGCCGCTTCGGTACATGGACAATCCGGACTACAACGCAACTATCTTCCGACGTGACTACACGCAGGTAACATCTCCAGGAGGATTATGGGATAGTTCACGAAAGATTTACCGCTACGTGAAAGGTTCCCAGCCGTTAAAGACACCAAAACTACACTGGACTTTTAAAAGAGGCGCATCGGTCAATTTCGCCCACCTCGGACGTGATGAAGATTGCGACGACTGGCAGGGTTCACAGCTCACGATGATAGGATTTGACGAGCTGACACACTTTAGCGAGTACCAGTTCTTTTATATGCTGTCTCGAAACCGTACAGATTCCGGTGTAAAGCCGTATGTACGAGCCACCTGCAACCCGGACGCAGACTCTTGGGTTGCTGAGTTCATTTCCTGGTGGATAAACCAAGAGACCGGCTACCCAATACCGGAACGGTCGGGAGTGATCCGCTGGATGGTGCGACTGAATGAGGTCGTTACCTGGTTTGACAGCAGGGAAGAGGCAGTGCAGGGAGCTATCGAGAACGGTGTCAAGCCGGAACAGGCTGAGACGATGCCTAAGAGCGTGACGTTCATTGCGAGTACGCTGCATGATAACAAAATTCTGATGAAGAATGACCCAGGGTATTTAGCCAACCTGCAGGCGATGGCTCTTGTGCAGAGAGAGCGACTACTGCATGGCAACTGGAAGATTAAAGCCGCCGCAGGTTTGATGTTCAAGCGAGTAAAGGTAAATATGCTGGAAGAGATACCGCCCGATGTTATCAAGTGGGCGAGAGGCTGGGACCTTGCGGCAACATCTGAGGATGAAAAGGGAGACCCGGCATACACAGCAGGCGTGCTGATCGGAAAGAGAAGAAACGGACGGTACATTGTGGCCGACGTTATCAATCGCCGGTTGAGTTCGTCCGATGTGAGAGAAATTATAAAGCAGACCTGCATAGCCGACAGGGCGAAATACGGAAGGGTAGCAACAAGACTTCCGCAGGACCCAGGCCAGGCAGGTAAAGACCAGGCACAGAGTTTTATGAAGCTCTTGGCTGGTTTTACTGTTAAGTGCATTCAAGAGTCCGGAGACAAGGTAACGAGAGCAGAACCGTTCTCAGCACAATGGTTAGGACTTGAAGGCATGGATAAAGGCAATGTCGACGTGCTGATTGCACCGTGGAACGAAGAGTATTTCAACGAGTGTGAGAACTTCCCACAGTCCAAATTCAAGGATATGGTGGATGCAAGTTCGTCAGCATTTACGGAGTTAGAGAGTGGTGCTACATACTCAGCGCCGCCTAAGGATAGCCAGTTAGGCAAGAGCAGTTATTGGAATAAGTGAGGTGAGAACAGATGGCTAACAAAGAAATCGGTCGCATAGGTCAGCGACGCTACGGAGGAACAATCTACGAAGAGTTCCTTCACGAACTGAGAGGCACACGAGGAATAGAGGTCTACCGTGAAATGTCTGAGAATGACGATGTGGTAGGTGCGATCCTCTTCGCTATCGAGATGCTGGTAAGACAGTGCGACTGGAATGTAGAGCCGGGAGGCGACACAGCAAAGGACAAAGAGGCTGCAGAGTTCGTAGAAAGCTGTATGCACGATATGCAGGACACCTGGACGGACACAATTTCGGAAATCTTATCTTTCCTCACTTACGGTTGGAGTTTCCACGAGATCGTGTATAAGCGCCGTATGGGAAATACGAAGAACCCAACCACGAAGAGTAAGTACACGGATGGTTTGATTGGATGGAAGAAGTTGCCTATCAGAGCGCAGGAAACGCTCTACAGATGGGAATACGACAATGAGGACAATCTGCTGGGAATGACTCAGATGCCGCCACCGGACTTCGGAACGTACACGATACCAATGAGTAAGGCATTACTGTTCCGTACAAAGAGCAGGAAGAATAATCCGGAAGGGCGAAGTATTCTGAGAAATGCCTACCGATCCTGGTACTTCAAGAGACGAATCCAGGAGATTGAAGGTATCGGCATTGAGAGAGACCTTGCAGGACTCCCGGTAATGCACGGACCGGAAGGGTTAGACCTTTGGAATGATGATATTGAGGACAACAAGCAGACACGAATTGCGTTGGAAAATATGGTAAAGAGTATTCGCAGAGACGAGATGGAAGGTGTGGTACTTCCGGCAGGATATGAGTTGGAGCTGTTAAGTTCCGGCGGCACCCGACAGTTTGACACGAATGCGATCATCAACCGCTACGATACCCGAATTGCAATGACGGTACTGGCGGATTTTATTTTCTTAGGGCATTCAGAGACCGGTTCCTGGGCGTTGAGTTCCGATAAGACGGAGTTGTTCGCTATGGCAATCGGTGCATTCCTAGACATGATCTGCGAGACATTCAACAGCCAGGGCATCCCGCCGTTGATCGATATTAACGGTGAACATTTTGCAGGCATCACGGAGTACCCAAAGATGTCCCACGGCGACATTGCAGATGTGGACGTAACGAAGGTTGCGGCATTCATCAAGGATATGACTGGCATCGGAATCTTAGTACCGGACGACGGACTGGAAGATTACATTCGCCAGGTCGGACACCTGCCGGAGAGGACAACGGACGACAGAACAGTAGACCAGCGGCGTAAGCAACAGGCGGAGCAGAACCAGCCACCGGAGCCTGAGACAGCCGCAGGAAGCGATGGAAACGACGAAGGTGAAGAAATCCCCGACAATGTGGCGGAAGCCGCTAAAAGGCGATTAGGAAGGAGCGGTGCAAATGGCAATAAGGTTCATACGACCAAAGCGAATACGCAAGGCAAAGACACCGGGCAGTCAAGAAGTCCTACGCAGACTTGAAGAGTACCTGCAGAGCGAATGTGACGAACCGGTTGAAATCCTATGCGGGTTTTGGCAGGATCAGCAAGACGCCATCACGTACCAGGAACTCCGAAAAGCAGTAGCGGACGGAAGCCTTAGTAAAGAGACGTTAGAGGCTTGGCAACAGGATTACTCAGTGCTTGTTGCCGAGAGATTGCAGTCAATGTGGACGCAGGCAATAGCAGCGGGACCAACCGGGCAACCAATCCTGGACGGTCTCGCTTTTGAGTTTAACACTCAGACACCTGGCGTTCTCGACTGGATCAGTGAAAGAGGAGCTGAGTTTGTCACCCGATGCACAGAAGAACAGAAGGACGCAATAGCGGCACTCCTGGAAAAGAAAATGAGAGAGAGCCATACAGTAGATGAACTGGCAAGGCTCATTCGTCCATGCATCGGTCTGACAGAGGGTGACGCAAGAGCAAACGCCAGGTATTATGACAATATCGTGGCTACGATGCGAAAAGAACATCCGAGAATGAAGATTGAGAGCATCCGCCGGAAGGCATTGGACGCTTCTCAGAAATATGCAGAGAAACAGCACCGGGCCAGGGCATTCACAGTCGCTCAGACCGAGAGTGCTTTTGCTTATAACCGTGGAGCCGATGAAGGCATACGCCAGGCACAGGGCGAAGGGTATCTTGGAACGATGGTAAAGAGATGGAGTACGTCCGGAGACGATTCGGTGTGCGACATCTGCAATGCGCTGGAAGGTACTGAGGTAGATATGGACTCCGACTTTGATTTCAAAGGAAAGGTTCTGTTTGCAGGACAACATATGTTACCACCTGCACACCCGAGATGTGCCTGCGCTATCGAGTATATCGAAGTGGCTGCACCGAGAGGAAGGAAGTGAGAAAGTGAAGAAGTTCTCTGATTTCATCAAGAAGTCTGCAGAACCGCAGAAGAAAGAGCCTGCCAGCAATGTGATTAAAGGCAGGTTTAAGATTGCCAAGTCCGACGACGACAAGCACCTGGCATTTGGCTGGGCGAATGTGGCTATCCGTGCTGACGGAGAAGAGATTGAGGACTGGCAGGAGGACATCATCGAGCCGGAAGAACTGGAAAACGCAGCATACCAGTATGTGTTACTCTATCGTGAAGGCGGAGAAATGCACGAAAGAGGCGGAGCTGCAGTCCTGGTTGAATCTGTGGTATTCACGGAAGAAAAAATGCAGGCAATGGGAATCCCGGCAGGCACTCTTCCGATTGGTTGGTGGATCGGCTTCAAAGTAACCGACGAGGATGTATGGGAAAAGGTTAAGGACGGCACATATCCGATGTTCTCAATCGAAGGAGAAGCCGAGAGAGTCGAAGTAGAAGATGAAAACACCTTGTAGAAATGGGGCGTATTGAGTTTTTCAGCAGTCCCAACCTTATAATTCCACATACGAGAGTGCAATAAGGGCATAGGTAGTTCGCAATATGGAGACAAATCTAAGCAAAAAGAGCAAATTGATAAAACAGATCAGCAAGGCATCCGATATGGTGCCTTTTTCTGATTTCCTGCTCGAATTTATGGATCGCTACGGTTTGAATAACCTGCGAGAGTCCACAGTAGAGCAGTTAGAAGAGTTTATCAGCAACAGAAACATCATTCCGTTATTAAGAGAGACGCCGTAAAGGTGTCTTTTTTAATATACAAATCTTGCGGAAAGGAGGAAGCAAAGTGGCAACAAAGTTAAAAAATCTCAGAATCAGCAAGGTTGATTTTGTAGATGAAGGTGCAAATCCGGATGCTCACATTAAGCTGACAAAGAGCAAAGGCGAAAAAGGGCAGTCCACAGGAGAGAATGGCGATAAGAATGGTTTTGTCAGCCGATTGTTCGGTTTCATCGGCAAAAAGGCCGGCATGAACCAGGAAGAGATCGACAGTGCAGTAGAGGAAGTTCTGAAAGGCAACTCTGTTAGTTTCAACGAGCGTTTCAATGAAATCAAGAACAGAAAGATTGCTGATGAAATTTGGGATATATGCTACGCACTGCAGGCAAGCCTCTGTTCGATTCTGAATGACGAGGAGCTGGATAGCACCGGCGCAGCAACAGCGATGAATGAGAGCCTTGACGAGTTCACTGCAGTAGTGAAGGAAGCGATTAGCAACTGGTCCGGCGGAAAGGTAATCAACATCGTAAAGAGTGACGAGGTGACGGAGAGTGACCTGGCAATGATGAAGTCTGCGGCTGCAAGGCTGAATGACAACATCGAGAAGGCACAGACCGCCGCTGGAAAGCCTGCCGGAGAAGGAGACGATCCGGAGGTAGACACAGAGGACAAAAAGGACCAGGGCAAAAAGAAACAGTCGAAAGGAGACAACGAAGATATGAAGATCGACAAGAGCAAAATGACCCAGGCTGAGCTTCTCATTCTCGAAGATATTGAGAAGAGATACGGCGTGGCAGACGACCCGGCTCAGACAGAGCAGACTCCGGAGGGAAAACCTGCGGTAACAAAGTCTGTTGAGAAGCCTGAGCAGAACCAGGAAGCACCTGCAGATGGCGAGGACATCTACAAGGGACTCAATCCTGCTGTTAAGGCAGAAATCGAAGCACTCAGAAAGTTCCGTGAGGATGCTGAGAACAGAGAACTTGAAGCCGTAGCAGGCAAGTATGAAATCATCGGCAAGAAGAAAGAGGAGCTTGTACCTATGCTCAAATCTCTCAGAGCTACCGGTGGAACTGCATACAACGATATGATCGCCGTTCTTGATGCCACCGTGGAAGCGGTCAACAAGTCCGGCGTTTTTTCTGAGGTAGGCAAGTCCGGCCACGGCTCTGTGCACGTAAGTGATGCAGAGGGCAAGATCGAAGGTATCGCCAAGAGCTATATGCAGAAAGAACCTTCCATGAGCTATACGGATGCGCTGGCTAAGGCTTGGGAAGATAACCCGGACCTTATGGACGCATACGACGCTGAGGAAGGATTTTAAGGAAGGAGGAAAAGACCATGGCAAAGAGAAACTTCAACGGCTCACAGATTAACCAGTCTGTGACAATCGCAGAGCAGGCCGGTGCTGCTATCGACGATGCGAGAAACCTCATTCTCAAATATGACGAGAATGGAGATGTAGTCGTAGCAACCGACGGCACAGCACCTATCGTAGGCATTGCAATTATTGAGGCAGGCTATAACGACATCTCCGGAGCAGAGTCCGGAAAGGTTGCAAAGGGCGACCAGGTAGATGTTCAGATTAAGGACATCGGCTACATTCTTGCTGGCGGAGCCATCAAGAAGGGCGAAGAGGTAACTGCAACCGCAGGAAAAGCAACAAAGGCAGCTGACGGAGATTATGTGATCGGCGTGGCACTTAGCAATGCGGCTGAGAATGACTACGTGAGAGTTCAGATTTCCAAGTATCAGAAGAACGCCGCAAAATAAAGAAGGAGGAAAATGGTAAATGAAAAGAACAGCAAAGAGCATCCAGGCAGACATTGCCAAGGGTGCTTTCAGACCACACACAGCGCTTTCTACTATGGCGCTGGCTTATTATCAGCAGGATTCAACAACCCTTGCAAAGAATATGTTCCCGGTTTGCCCGGTAGGGTTATCCTCTGACAACTACTATGTATTCGACAAAGAGGATCTGTTACGTGATAACTGGCAGAGAAAGCCTGCATACGGCAAGGTTGACCCTGCGGTAATCTCTGAACACACAGAGACCTATGCTTGCGCAGTAGATCAGATGATTATGGGTATCGACTCCATTCGTCAGACTGACCTTAACCGCCGCCAGGGACCTCATACTGCGGACCCTCGCCAGCAGAGAACTAAGGTTATGGCAGCACAGGCAAACATCCACCAGGATTCGGATTTCTCCAAGTCCTTTATGAAGCAGGGAGTATGGGCGAATGAAGGACAGGGCAAGGATGATACAGCTGTTTCCGGAAATGAGTTCATTAAGTTCAGCAACGGCAACAGCGATCCTATTGCATTCTTCGATGCAAAGAAAACTGCCATGAGACAGGCAACCGGCCGTACTCCTAACAGATTAGGACTCGGTATCAACGTATTTAATGCGTTGAAGGTACACCCTGCAATCCTCGAGAGAGTGAAGTTTGGCGGTACAACTGCAAATCCTGCAAATGTTACCGAGAACGTGCTTGCACAGCTCTTCGGAGTTGACAGAATCGTTATCGATCAGACCGTGCAGAACAAAGCCGGTTTAGGCCAGGCTGCAAATATGCAGTTCATTGGCGATCCTAACTCATTCCTGTTAGCGTATGCAACAGATACACCTTCCATCGAGGAACCTTCTGCAGGTTACATCTTCACTTGGGACATGTTAGAGAACGGCATCTTACTTCCGGTACTCAACTACCAGGGTGAGGCCGGAACACATTCTGAGTTTGTCGAGGGTCTTATGGCTTACGACATGAAGAAAACTGCAGATGATCTTGCGTTCTTCGGTTACGACGCAGTGTAAGGAGGTTTCGCCATGAGATTAATTGCAAAGAAGCCTTGCAGTTATGGCGGTAAAAAATTCTTCATCGGGGATGAAATCCCGGCAGAACTCGTGGTAAACATCGAGAGAGAAGAAAAGCTCGGCGTAATCTCAATCGCAAATGACGAAGCAGGGGTACCGGAACAGTCCGGTGCCCTTTATTCGCAGGAGCAGGTAGACAAGATGATGGCCGATGCAGTCGCCAATGCAAGCAAAGGATTTACGCAGGAGCAGGTGGACGAGATGATCCAGTCTGCAGTCGCAGAGCTTAAACCGTTCGACTCCGACAATGCCGGTTTTACCGTGACAGTCAAGGGCGAGGGTGACAATGTGACGGCGGTTTCCTGCAGTGCAGAGGATATTCAGTCTGTGGTCGATGTACTGCAGATGAATGCGGACGATGGTGCAAAGGCAGTAGCCAGTGTGAAGTCCGATAGCGTTCTGATTCTGCTTCACGCCTTAGACACACGTGCTACGGTCAAAAAAGCGGCTCAGAAACAGCACGACACCTTATTCTCCGCCGAAGGCAATTCAAACGAATCCGCAGGCGGTAACGCAACCACAGACAGCAATACGGAGGGAGCTGATACCTAATGTCAAAAGGTGCATACACATATGAGCCGGGAAACATCACAGAATTTGGCAAAGATCGTATGAGGTTTGAGCTTGGAGACACGATGGTAGAGGGCCTGGCAGATACGACGGCATTGACCGACGAGGAGATACAAGCAGCAATCGACGCATACCCGAAAAAGTGGAAGCGAGCAAAGCTGATGCTCCTTGAAAGTCTGTGCCGCCGCTTTGCGTATGAGGTCAACACAAAGACCGGTCCTCTCAGCTTGGATATGAACGGCAGGGCGAAACTTTGGAAAGAAGATTACGACAAGCTGAAAAAAGAGGTCCAGGCAGAATCAGTGTCAGTGCCACGGTTTGGAAATGGGGTAGATGGTCCGCCTTACTTCCATACCGGAATGCACGAAAACGAGAGGGTGTGGAACGGATGATAAATGCGAGATTTATGTATTTAAGGCCGGGAAACCTATTCAAGGATTTTGTTGTCGAGTCAAATACGCAGGTTGTAACAGCGAGCGGAAGGGTAGCAAACGCACCAAAGGGAGACGGCTCAAAGATCATCAGAGGATGTCTTGCTGAGTCCACGAAGGAACAGAAGGAATCTCATTCAACGAGAGACCGTGTTTGCACCCATACGATTGTGCAGGCAGGCAGTCCGGAGGCAAAGAAGTCCGATAAACTCATACTCGGAAATCGCACGTTTTACATTATCGACCTGGACGAGGTGGGTAGCTTGGGTATATCCACAATCTACTACGCCGAGGAAAGGAAGGATGTCAAGTGAAGCTGTGGAACGATGGAAAAGCAGGGAGTGCAGGAAGTGCCATAAGGGCAACAGTCAAAGGACAGGTAGCCAAAATCAACCGACAAGTCGTAGCCAGGGGCGTTAGGGCAGTGAATGCCATGAGGAACGCAGAGCTGGAAGTGCTAAAAGGTCAGAGAAGCGGGCGAACATATCGCAAACCGCACAGCAAAGCGACCTACACAGCTTCGGCACCAGGAGAACCACCGGCAAGACGTACAGGAAATCTCCGTATGCACTGGAATGGCCAGGTAAAGAGTGAAGGCAGTACCGCTGGTGGCGGAGTCCAAATCATTGCAGAGCTGGAAAGCCAAGAGAAGTATGCTGGCTACCTTGAAAACGGAACGAAGAAAATGGCAGCAAGACCATTCGTAGACAAGATCAAGGAGAAGGCAACCCCGGAAATTGAGAAAATTTACAAGGAGCCGTATGGCTAAGGAGGCATGATATATGGCACTGGTAGTAGAACAGCCGATAGCAACCTTCGATTTGAGCGAGATTGCCAGGGGCGATTTGGTCTATGGCAAGCATCGCACATGGCCGGAAGGTAAAGCCGGATTTGTAACATCAGCCACCGAGAAGGAGCTGATCGTCCAGTATCATCCGGGTATCGGCAATGTAACTAATCACTTTCGGATTCCCATTGATGAAGCGGTAGACGCTCAGTGGGAAATCCGATATTCACACGATATGTCGGAGGTCAAGACCTACGGCATCGAAAAGCAGGACACTGAGGAAGGAGCGACAGAGTGAAGCTGGAAGAACTGATTCAGAAAAGGTTCGTCAGTACGGCAGCACTCGCAGAGAGGCTTACAACCTACAACGGTGTGCCTGCTGTTTTTAGTCCGGAAGCACCGGGCGACGAACAGGATGGGTGGGGCGGTGAAACGCAGTACCCTATGGTAACTTACAACTACGACCTGCAGGCAAACGAAGAACGAAACAGTGCCGGTAGTCTTTCGGTATCGATATTCTGTCAGAACACAACAGATGTATTCCCGGAGGACATAGCGCCTATCGTGAAGGAATGCCTGCGTGATGTGATCCTTCTTCCGGAAGGCGGTACGCCGTACTGCTTTACCTGGGCGAGAACGGATGCGTTCACTATGGGCGAGGATGCAGGAAAAGCCGGTGTTGTAATCGGCTGTGAAGTCAGATTTGACATCCTGGAATATCCGTCTATGGAGACGTCCGATCCGGACCCGGTAATGGCGGTTGATAAGTATATCAAGGAGTTGTACCCGGAATGCCTGGTTATGGGATATGACCGGATGGAGGAGATAACCGAAGCCTCAGCGGATCAGCCGGTGGTTTACTGCAGACTGATTTCATCTGAGAAGCAGGAAGAAACGAATACAGTAGCCTGGATGGACGGTAGAATTGCCGTCCATGTTTTATGCCCGGAAAGCACAGTGAGATTGAAGATGGCCGCAGATATTGCCAACCACCTGTCACTCGACGGAGAGGTAATTATGCTGGACCATTCGCCTATGTTCATCAAGAGACTGCAGGTGAATTACAAATCTGACTACTTGAAGGAAGGCCAGGTATTCATCACAGGTCACTATGGATTGCTTAGGTACAAGGCTAAGCCTCACGTGCTTATGGCAGCTCATGGAAATTACAGTTAAGGAGGTAAAGCATGGCTAAGGAAACAGCAACTCCGGCACCTGCTGAAACAAAGGCAGAAAAGAAGCCGGAGAAAAAGGCCCCTGCAGAGTCCGTTTACACAGTAAGCGAGCTTGCAGGCAACGCAAGAAGCGTATTCGGCACAATGCAGGAATGCGTTGTAGCCGCTCTGAAAACTGACGGCAAAGCCGAGTACACAGTATCAGAGGCAAAGGAAATTGTAAGCAAGTTCTTACAGAAGGAGGTTAAGTAGAAATGGCAGGAACATTCATTTTAGGCGAAACTAAGGTGCGTCCTGGTACCTATTTCAACATTCAGAAGAAAGGCGGAAATGCCGCTGCTGGCGTTATGAATGGTGTTACCGCAGTAATCTTCCGTGCAGATTTCGGTCCTCTCAACGAGGCAATCGAGTTATCTGCAGAGGATGGCTACGAAGGAACATTCGGTACCGCACTTACTACGGACGCAATGAAAGAGGCAATCGCCGGTGGCGCAAAGACGATCATCGCCTGCAGAGTCGGTAACGGCGGCACTCAGGGCAGTATCAAGTTGCAGGACAGCGAAAGCACAGATGCAGTAAGCATCACAGCAAAATATCCCGGAGCAAAGGACTTTGTAGTAACAGTCCGTGAAAAGCTCTCAGACAGCACTCTCAAAGAGTGCATTTTTTATGCCGGTACAACAGAGTTTGAGAAGGTGGAATTTGCCGCCGGAACAGACGAAGCTAATGCCCTTGTGGATGCGCTGGCGTCTTCCAAGAATTTCAAGGCAGAGGTTATCAAGTCCGGCACCGTAACATTACAGAACGTGTCTCAGTCCCAGTTTACAAAGGGAACTGATCCGCAGGTAACGAATGGGGACTACTCCAATGCGTTTAAGCAGGTAGAGGCGTATGAGTTTAACACGATCTGCGTCGATACCGAGGATACTTCGGTACATCTGCTTCTGCAGAGCTTCATCAATCGTATTTTTGATGCGGCATCCCTTACACAGGCTGTCGTTGCTGAGAAGCACACGGTAGACCTGGAAACAAGGGAAGCACACGCTGCTTCATTCAATGACGAGAAGATGCACTACGTTCTCAATGCCCATGTGAATGAGCAGGGTACGGAGATCGACGGTTATCAGACTGCAGCACGTATTGCCGGTATGATCGGCGCAGTAGCGGCAAACTCTTCACTCACTCATACAGTAGTCAGCGGCTTCTCCGAGATCAAGGAAAAGCTGACAAACACTGAAATGATTGCTGCAGAGAAGAAAGGCTGCCTGGTACTCAGCTATAACAAGGCTAAGCAGGTGTGGATTGATAATGCAATCAATACCCTCATTACGCCGAAGGACAACCAGGACGACGGCTGGAAAAAGATTCGCCGTGTTAAGACTCGTTTCGAGCTTATCAGACGTATCAATACCACCTCTGACAACCTGGTAGGCAAGGTAGACAACGACACCAACGGTCGGGCAACTGTAATTTCTCAGTTGCAGGCAGTCGGTGATGCAATGAGAGAGGAAGGAAAGCTGGTAGCCTGCACAGTAAGCGAGAGTTCTGCTTACACAGCAGACGGAGACTCCGCATGGTTCGACATCGATGTTATCGATAAGGATTCTATGGAGCATATCTACCTCAGCTTTATTTTCCGTTTCAGCACCAATGAGTAGAAGGAGGTAAAAAGCGATGATTAGAAACGAGAGAGCCGCCGGTGATTCAAGACACGCACGTACCGGTAAGGACGGAGCGTTCTACAGCGAGGACGGCGTTTTACTTGCGACCGTTGATACGTTCACTTCCAACGTGAACTACAACAATGCTAAGTACAGTGTGCTTGGAGATGCGCAGGAACATGAGACAGCCAACACATTTGCTGTCAGCCTCACGATGTCTCAGATCGTAGTAGAGGACGACCAGTTCTTTGTAGAGGTCATGGAGGCATTAGAGACTCAAATCCCGCCGCACTGGAACTTCCAGGGTTCACTTCTCGGACGTAATGGTTCTGAGGAGCGTGTGGTTTACAAGGAGTGTATCCCTTCCGGACAGATCGACATTCAGAATGTCACTGTCGGCGATGTTATCAAGAGAAACTGGAACTTCTTTGTCAACAGACCGCCTAAGTTACAGTCATTACTCGGCGTAGACAGATAAGAGGTACCACATAAGAAACCAGTAGGGGAGCCGGAGCGGTTCCCCTTTATTTAATCAAAAAGAATTGGAGGACATTCAAATGGCTAAAGAATTTGTAAAAGGCGTAACAGTAGGCGAGGCAACAGCTGAGGAGAATACTCAGCCTGCAGTAAGCACAGTGGAGACAAACGAAGAGGAAACAAAGCAGGTAATCAGAGCGAATGAGGAGGACTTCATCGCAGGTCTGATTGCGGCTGCAGATTTCGCTTCCGATGAAGAGGAAACACAGAGAATTGAGATTGTCAGAAACGGCAAGCTCGCTTTTGCATTCTCTATCAGACCTCTCGGCTCAGAGGAGTACGACAAGTGCCGTAAGAAATTTACAAAGTATGTTCGTAATAAGCAGCTTGGTATCAAGATGCCGGAGGACACAGACCGCATCAAGTACCAGTCAGCAATCATCCATAAGGCGACTATCGCAGAGGATAGAGAGAAGTTATGGGACAACAAAAAGGTATGGCAGGCGCTTGAAAGCAAAGGATTTCAGATTATGTCCGGCCTGGATGTAATCGAGTACACACTTAAAGCTGGCGAGAAAGACCGCATTATTGATGCGATCGACACCCTCAGCGGCTACGAGAGCAACATTGAGGAAGTAGCAAAAAACTAATTGAAGCCGGGGGCAAGATGTGCTTGCTACATCACATATTCCAAAAGACAGGAATAACCCCCGATGAATTTTACGAGAAACCGAAAGGCGTGCAGGCATTCATGCTTGCGTCTATGCGGACAACCCTAGAATCACAGAAAGGAGGTAATGACGGTGGCGGAAACACTTAGAATCGAAATTCCTATTGAGACGGTTGATAATACAGATCCGGGAGTCTCCAATGCTACGAAGAAATTCGAGAAGATGGAACGAGCGGCCAATAGTGCGAATAGTTCAGCCAAGAAAGCGAGCGACACAGTTTCCAAGTTTGACAAGCAAGCTCAGAAAACCGAGAAGAGCCTAGCAAGCTGGGCGAAAGAAAAGTACGAAGTCCTGCTTGAAGCAAAGGAACGGATCAGTCCGGTACTCTCTACGCTGGGTAATGGGCTAAGGAGTTTTGCAGGGAAAACGTGGAGCGTTACAATGCGAGCGATTGACCTCATAACCTCTCCGGTTCGAGGGATCATAAACCTGTTGAAGAATCCGATCTTCCAAGTCGGAGCGGTCCTTGGAGTCAGTATCGGTCTGAAAGACACGATAGAGACATACAAGGACTTCGAGGCCGCAATGTCACAGGTCCAGGCTATAAGCGGAGCCACCAGCACAGAGCTTGTCAAACTGACGAATAAGGCAAAGGAAATGGGTGCAACCACGAAATTCACAGCCGAAGAGTCAGCGCAGGCGTTTAACTACATGGCAATGGCTGGATGGAAAACCGACGATATGCTGAACGGTATCGAAGGCATTCTCAGCTTGGCGGCAGCTTCCGGAGAAGATTTGGCAACGACATCCGATATTGTTACGGATGCACTTACGGCGTTCAACATGAAAGCCGGTGATGCCGGACATTTCTCAGATGTTTTGGCGGCGGCTGCATCAAATGCGAACACGACAGTCTCCGGAATGGGCGAGACTTTCAAATATGCAGGCTCTATGGCAGGATCGCTCAGTTACTCCATAGAAGATGTTGCCCTTATGACAGGCTTAATGGCGAATACTGGAATTAAGGGGACAATGGCCGGTACGGCACTCAACTCAATATTCACGAGATTATCGACGAACACCAATGGAGCGGCTGATGCTATGAAAGACTTAGGCATCAGCTTTTTTGATTCCAACGGACAGGCCAGGGATTTATCTGATGTGATGGGTGAGTTAAGGACGGCTACGGCAGGTATGACGGCTGAGCAGAAGTCAAACCTGGCAAATACAATCGCAGGAACACAGGCACAGAAAGGTTTGCTTGCTATCTTGAACGCCTCGGAAGAGGACTACAATAAGTTGGCAGATGCCATCAACAATGCAGACGGAGCAGCAGCGAATATGTCTGAAACGATGATGGATAACCTGCAGGGTTCTATCACATTGCTGCAGAGTGCAGTAGACGGAGTGAAAATCTCATTTGGTGAGAGGTTATCTCCATACGTGAGAAGCCTGGCAGATTGGCTTACCGATCAGATGCCAGCGGTTGAATCCGGTCTTGATGAAATGATGGACTGGGTAGATACAAAAGTGGACCGCATGAAGAAGAAATTCCATGACTTAACAGAGTCAGAAGAATGGAAAAACGCAGATTTCCTCGGCAAGGTGAAACTGAGCTGGGATGAATTTATTGCTGATCCGTTCAAGGAGTGGTGGGACACCAAAGGAAAGGCAAAATTTGCTGATTTCGCCGGAGACATCGGAAAAGGCATCGGTAGCGGAATTAAGATCGGCGTCATGACAATGCTCGGTATTGACATCTCGGAAACATTCGACGAGGGAACCAGCATCGGAGCGTCGTTCGCTAAAGGATTCTCAGAGGGATTTGATTTCGATGCCGTGTCTGCGAAGTTGATGGATGGACTCGGTAATTTAGTATCAAATGCGGGCAAACTGCTTCCGGGCGGTAAGTCTGCAGATTTGTCGTCTGTATTCTCGGCGGTATTGCTCGGTAAGATTGCCAGTCCGTTTATCAGTCTTGGCAAGGGGGCAATCAGCCTGGGGAAAGCAGGAAAGACGGTATTAGGTTCGGGAACCGGAGAGATGGGACTTGGGACAGCGATGCTTGGCTCGTCCGCAATGGGTACCGGACTTCTTGGAAAGTCAGCAATGCTGGCAATCAACCTCGGAGCAGGAAACCTGGCCGGGGGAGCATCACTAAGCGCAGGAGCTTTATCTGCAGTCGGAATGGGTGCAGGAGCAGGAGCGATTGCCGGTGGTGCAACACTCGTAAGTAGTGCAATGGATTTGTATAAATCTATCAAGTCCGATAATAAGGACGAGAAAGCCGCTTACGGTGGTTCAGCTGCTTGGAAAGCAGGCGGTGTTGCTGCCGGAGCTGCCGCTGGTGCAGCACTTGGTTCTGTTATCCCAGGTCTTGGTACAGCTGTCGGTGCTTTAATCGGTGCCGGTGTTGGCGGTATTGCAGGCTGGGTAAAAGGCAACAAGGTCAAAGAGGAGTACCAAGAGAACGTCGAAGAGATGCAGAAGGAAGCTGAGAAGGCACAGAAAATCTTCCAGGCAACCGGATTATCAATCGAAGATGTGAAGTTTCAGAATAAGGCTCTGCAGGACGCTATGAACGATAGCGAGGTTTCTGCAGAGCAATTTGCACAGATGTTCCAGGAAGAATGCGAGAACGTGGCAAAGAATGCTTTCGGAAAGGTGAAATTATCCTTGCAGGAAGTTAAGGAGATTGCCAGTGACATCACATTTGGGGATATGGCAGACAGTTTGAACAACTTTACGACAGCAACCAATGACACACAGCAGGCGTTAAGCAGCCTGCAATCATCAGTAGCAACCTTGAAAAAGGAAAACTGGAAAGTCAGCTTAGGAATGAAACTGGACGAACTGCAGAAGGACGATTACAAAACTGCAATCGAGAATTTTATCAGTGATAGCCAGTCCTACATCGACAACAACCACTACGAGGCAACGGTCGCTTTGAAATTGCTTACCGGAACCGACGCAGACACCAGCGGTCTCGACAGCTACTACGGTAGCTTGAAGAGTCAGTTAGAAGATTTGGGTTCACAGCTTAATGGAAAAGTAGATATTGCCATGGAAGATAGCGTTATTACACTTGATGAAGCGGCGGAGATTCAGAGCTTGCAGGATCAGATTTCGGCTATCACAGGAAAGATTTCGCAGGCCAGGACGGATGCGGAATTTGACACGTTGAAGATTAAGTATTCCGGCGCAGAGCTGGATATGGATAGTTTCAATGCTTTGCAGGAAGAGCTGCAGGCGGAAGTTACATCTGCTTCGGATCAGTACGAGCAGGCACTTACGCTGACACTCACGAATCTTAAACTGCAGCTGGCAGACGGAGCAATCACACAGGACGAGTACGATGCGGCGGTAAAGGAAGCAACAGACGGATATTATGCACAGATTGGAGATATAAACGCAAGGGTATCATCTTTCAACCTGGAAACAATAGCGGAGGCGTGGGATTCATCATTGCAAGGCTATATGCCGGAGATTGAAGGTACCACGAAGGAGAAACTGGAAACAGCTTTGAACAATGCTTTGTTGGCACATCCGGATGTAAAAACCTGGACTGCGGCAGATGTGGCAAGCTGGATGGGATTGGATAAGCTCAATCTCGATACAGCGGTTCAGACAGACATTGCGACACAGATTTTACAGACAGCACTTGCGGTACCGGAAGGCACCAAAGAGAAAATTATGCAGGATTTCAAAGATTCTGTACCGACAGCAGAGGAAATAAAGGAGGCAATCGACTGGGATTCAATGACAAACCAGGACTGGCAAGACCTCATGGAGTCTATCACGGGCCCGACAGAGGGCGAGTCAATCGGTTTGACCTCAGACGCATTGAAACAGAAAATGTCTGATTATTACGCAGACTGTTTCGAGCAGGTAAAGACCTCATATTCGGAGGCTCTTCACAATGCGTTGGAGAACAGCAACAGCGAAGAAACGCTCAGTTCGTTCATGCAGGAGTATATGCAGAATCAGATGCAGGATTTTGATTTTTCAACAGTAATGGAGAATTACGGTCCTATATCGAATGAGTATTTCGCTACGCTACAGTCCGAATGGCAGACGGCCGGCACAAACCTTGGAACGTCACTCAACACAGGAGCGTCAACAAGCCTGACCGGAGGATCAGCACAGCTGAGAACCAGCTTGCAGACATCATTGAACACAGCAACGGCAAGTCCGTTCAACATCAGTCCGACGGTAAACGTAAAGCCAAATTACAATCTGCTGACATTGCCACAGATTCCGACAACAACACCGGCGAAACACGCTGCAGGTGGTCGAGTTGGTGGCGGCCCACAGCTGTCATGGCTGGCAGAGGAGGGTTGGGACGAGTTTGTTATTCCAACAAATCCAAGCCGAAGGACAAGAGCACTTGAATTATACGAGCAGGCGGGCGAGGCTCTCGGTGTTTCAAAACACGCAGAGGGCGGTCACATAGAAGGCTCAAATTTAAGTGATATGGTATCAGACCATAATTTATTCACTGAGGCGACAAGAAACGCATCCTATGGCTATAACGAAACCACAGAAGGTAATTACGAGGACAACTCAGCAGAAACATACGCTCCGGTAAGCTCAGAGGTTCCAACCTCTACACCGCAGACCGGTCCGATCAGTGTGAATGTTGCTGTTAGTCCGAATTTCCAAATTGAGGCAAAGGAAGGTCAGAGTGAAGAGGATATTGTTGCTGTAATCAGAAGGCATTTAGGCGAGATCGCAGATGAACTCGGCGGAAACATCGCCGACAAGCTGAGTGAAGTATTTGCCAATATGCCAGTATCAAGCACGAAAGGAGCGTAGGCTATGAATATTAAGCTGATTCCGGTAGGAAAGGGTTCAAAGTTTACGTTCCCTGCGTTGCCGGAGAAGGTGCAAGGCAAATATGCAGCCAAGTACCAAAGTTTTGACATCATTTCCCTGGGTACCGTAAAGGTACCTAAGGGGACAGATGTCTCAGAGTTTTCGTGGGACGGAGTATTTTTCGGACCATCAAAGAAGAATGAAGCAATCGTAAAGAAGAACGCCTGGCAAAGTCCGAATGAGTGCGTAAAGATTCTTAATGATTTTATGATGAATGAGACGGTACTTACATTGATCGTAACGGAAACGTGGATAAACGTGGATGTTACGATTTCTTCATTTCAGCCGAAGCCGGTTGGAGCTTACGGGAATGTCGAGTATTCAATTACATTCGTTCAGAAAAAGCCGTTGAAAATCTACAGCACAAATGAGCTGAAAATCACAGCTTTTGTAAAGAAAACCAAGCCGAGGGAGACATCTTCATCAAGCGGCGGCAGTTATACCGTCGTTTCCGGAGATACCCTATGGGGCATTGCCTCAAAGAAGCTGGGAAGTGGGACAAAATGGACGAAGATTTACGATGCGAATAAGGACACGATAGAATCCACAGCCAAGAAACACGGAAAGAGCAGTTCGGATCACGGTCACTGGATATGGCCGGGAGAAGTGCTGACAATACCGGGATAGGAGGCTTGCTATGATTGATTTAGCGAAAATCAAGTACCGGCTGGTTGTGATGGATGAAAACAAGAACCAGTACAACATCAAGGAGTACGTGGAAAACCTCGGATGGGAGGAAAACGATGGCGAGTTAGCCGTCAGACTTTCGTTTGTGGCAAAAAATGATAAGACATCAAAAGGGTATCTGTCAAAGATCATCAAGCCTGGATGCCTGGTCGGGATATTTGCGAATGACGGAGCCTCCAAGGGTGAGGAAGTGGCACGTGGATATGTGGAAACGTGGAATCCGGTTGAGAAAAACGGAGGACACACCTTGAAATGCGTATGCTACGACGAGCTGTATAAACTGCAGAAAAGCCAGGATAACAGATATTTCCCTTCCGGAACCGGCACAAAGTCGGCGATAGAAGGGATTCTTGATGATTGGGAGATACCACAGGGGACGTATCAAGGTCCGAACGCCTCACACGGAAAGACAAAGGCGAATAATAAGTATCTGTCAGACATCATCATTGACTTGCTGGATGATGCAGCGAAGAAAGGCGAGGGGCAATGCTTTGTGCAGGCGAGAAAAGGTCTTACTTCTGTAATACCGAGAGGTACCAATAAGACGGTTTACGTTTTCCGAACAGACAATACGCAGATGTTTAGTCAGAGTATCAGCACGGCAGACATGATTACGAGAGTAAAGGTTGTAGGCCAGGCAGACGACGATGGAAGAACCAGCGTAGAGGCTACGGTGAACGGCGAGACAAAGTACGGCATACGTCAGAGAATCTACACGAGAGGAAAAGACGAGAGCCTGGCAGATGCAAAGTCTGCAGCGCAAGAGATCTTGGACGAGGACGGAAAGATTAAGAAGGAGATTAAGGTACAGTCTCCGGATGTTCCATTTGTCCGAAAGGGCGACCTGGTATATGTCATTAGCGAGCTGGCTCGGTCGTACTACTACGTGAAGGGAGTCCAACATACGGCAGATACCTACAGCATGGCAATGGACCTGGAACTTGCCGAACCGAAAAAGGAAAAGGCAAAATCCGAAAAAAAGAAAGATTACAACGTGGGCGACATCGTGAACTTCCATGGTGGAACCCATTATGTGAGCAGTTACCCAGGCTCAAAAGGCTACAACGCCAGGGCAGGAAAAGCAAAGATCACGATTAAGAACGGCTCCGGAAAAGCACACCCTTGGCATCTGATTCATACGGATAGCGGAAGCAATGTATATGGGTGGGTTGACGACGGGACCTTTGATTAAAGGCAGGTGAGACAGATGAATGAATTTGACGGACATCCGGGAACAGCAAAGCTGGCCGGAGTGCTGAGCGACAGAATGAAGAGAGAAAATGAGTCGCCGCTTACATTGGACTTTGGAGAAATTCAGCCAAATTTGAGCCTGAAAACAAATTCATTTCCGGTGGAAATACCAAAAGGAGATTACTCGGTTTGCCGACTGGTAGGAGGACTCAGCTACACCATAACGGGAGGCGGGCATTTCGGTCACGAAAACCAAACCCCAAAGGTAAACACAGGCGCACATACGCACACCGCTGAACCTCCGCAAATCAAAGCCGGAGACAGAGTTCTTGTTGCATGGATTCAAAGCGAGGCAGTAGTGATCGATGTTGTAAAGAAATCATAAGGAGGCGAGGCAAATGTCACAGCCACTATTTCCGGTTGTTGAGGTACCGGATTTTATCTCGGAGGACAGCCAGTACGACACTCAGTACAAAAGGAGTATGAAGTGGGACCCGGAACTGGGAGACTTCGTGAGAGATGGGGCGCACCGGATTAAGGAATGCGACGGCAAAGAAGCCTTCGCCATTTGGTGTTTTAAGATTGCACAGACAGAGCGGTACCGCTGTTTGGCGTACCCCGATTCAATCGGTACCGAAATGGAGCGTGCCATGGATAACGACGATGAAAAAACTGTTGAGTCCATGGTGGAAAGAACAATCACAGATGCAATTATGGTAAATCCCCGGGCAGAAAATGTCCGGGATTTTCAATTTACCTGGGAAGGCGATCAGATGCACGTAACCTTCAAGGTAAAGGGTAGCAACTGGGATGAAGAAATAGAGATTAGCTTGTAAAGGAGGTGGAGAGTGTGCAGCCGGAATTTAACAGACCGGAGTTCCTGGAAGGAAACTCGGCAGAGGAAATTCACGAGCGAATGATGAATAACCTGCCGGACGACATCGACGATATGCCGGGTGGGTTTCCGTATGATATGACGATGCCTGCAGCATTGGAAAAAGACGAAATTATCAATTTCCATATCGTAAGGGCATTGATGATTGCGTTCCCGGAATACGCCTGGGATGAATGGTTAGACCTTCACGGTCGCCAGGTACATCTCACAAGACACGAAGCGGAACCAGCTTTTGGCTATGTGAAAATCACAGCTGCAGAAGGAACCGAGATTTTATCCGGAACGGTATTCTGTACGGCGGCAACCGAAACCGGCCCGTCGATTGAGTATGCCACCACAGAGGATGCGGTTGTTGGAGGCGAAGGATCAGTGCTTATACCGGTATCAGCGGTTGAAGCAGGCACAGGTTCAAATGTAGCGGCGAATACGGTCGTGCTGATGATGGTACCCGATAAGAATGTGACCGAGATTAACAATCCGGAGCCTATTCGTGGCGGTACTGAAAGAGAGACAGACGATGATTTTTACGACAGGATCGCTGCAGAGTACGACAACAGCATGACATACCTGGGGAACGATACGGACTATAAGAGATGGGCGAAACAGGCGGGAGCAGGAGATGCAATAGTTATTTCTACGTGGAACGGTCCCGGTACAGTGAAACTGGTGCTGGTAGACGGAAACGGAAAACCGGCCAATGCGAAGCTAGTGCAGGATGTGTATAACTACATCGTTTCTCCGAGTGATAGGTCAGCAAGATTGCTTCCTACTGGAACAGCAGAACTGACTTGTACGGCAGCCACAACGGTTGCCGTAAATTATGTTATTGCAGGACTCAGCTACGATGAAACAACCGGCATCGAGCAAATTAAGGCAGACTTTACGGAAGCCGTGAGAGCGGTCTATGCACAGGCGAAAACCGAAGGAGTTCTAAGGTACAACGATGTAAGACCGTTGATTTCTGCAATCGCAGGAGTCGAGGACTTTGAAACATTCACGATGAATGGGAAAATGCAGAACATCACTCTGAAAAGCGAGGAGTACCCGGACACCGGTACCCTTAATTTTAGTTAGGGGGTGTGAATGTGGAAAAGTTTGATTTAGAGAATTTTCCGGTCAGTGAGAGTGCGAAGAACATGATTGCCTCAGTGTCAGACGGCTTTTACGACAATTCCTATGTTGGAAAGTGGCTGTTCGAGGTCATGGGTCAGGAGTACGACGCAGCAAGAGAAATAGCTGAGGATATTCTGAACCAGCTGTTTCCGGAAACTGCCACCTGGGGACTGATGTACCACGAGATTAAATGGGGACTGCCGGTGCGAGAAAACCTTCCATACGAGGAGAGACGGCAGTTAATTTACCGGAAGAGAGACTACAGGGCGCCAATGACACCTTATCGGATGGAAGGGTACTTAAAAACCGCCACCGGATTTGATGTACGAATTGCAGACATAAATGATCCGGGAGATTATGGTTTCGTGGCACCACACCCGAATGTGTTCAAAGCATATTTCATGGGCGAAGGGACACTTGCATCAAAGCGAGCGAGAACTATGCTGAATGAGCTGAAACAGTCACACACGATGTTTACGATGAATGACCGAACCGAGATTGTATCAGACAATCGGAACTTAGAGGAGATGAATCTGAAAAAGATAATCTTCCATATCGCAGAGTCATTTTGGTATAGCGATCTGCTGGATGGAAGAAAACTGCTGGACGGTTCCAGCCTTCTTTATCCGTATATGAGATACAATCTGATGCTTGGGTTTAAGTATATGCTCGGTGGATTTACAACACCGACAGACGCAGACCTGCAGAAGGTAAAATTCAGAGCAGAACAGGAAACAGAAAATGATGTCAAGGCAGGAGCAATCCGGATCGCCTCGGACATCATTTTTTGGAATACGCACCTATTGGATGGTTCGTGGGATTTGGACGGCTCACATAGGCTTGATGTTTTGAGAGGCTATGAATTGGGTGTCGCAATCGTTGCAATGGTTGCCTGCGCCTATAACGAGGTTACAGAGGTATTAAAACTAAGAAGTAGATATGAAACATTGACAGGCTCAGACATTGGTTCAGTAATGCGTTCCAGGTTTGAGCTTGATTTTTGGAACACCGTCTATTTGGATGGAAAGTTACTGCTCGACGGCAATACGACGTTGGGGTATAAAGCCGGTAACAAGAGACTGGAATCATCAGTTACGCACAGATTCGGTATCGAAAGAGAAGATGAAGATGCAGAGGTCCAGGTCGTTACCAAGACAAGGAATTACTGGTTTCTTGACGGCTGCAATACGCTGAACGGCAAGAAGAACCTTAATTCAATCTATAGAAAGGAGTATATCCAATGAGTACAGAAAAGAGCAAAAATGTGGTAATCACAAAGAAGGCCAGGGAGAACCTGGTTAAGGCGAGAGCCGGTGCGGTCACACTTCCGAAGATTATCGGTATGGCGTTTGGAGAAGGTGGAGTGAACAGCTCCGGTACGGTCATTGCACCGTCGGAATCCCAGTCTAAGCTCAACAAGGAATTGTTCCGCAAAGCCATTGACGGTTACAGCTTCCCGAACGACACGACCTGCAGATACGAATGTACCCTTGCAGAGAGTGAACTTGCTGGAAAAGAAATCAGCGAGATCGGACTGTACGATGCCAATGGCGACATTGTGTGCATCAAGACCTTTACCAGGAAGGGCAAGGACGATGATGTAGAGCAGACATACGTGCTTGACGACATCTTCTAAGCCGGAAAGGAGGCAAAACGTGAAGAATTACACACCGAAAACGAGAAATTTTTCTCAGTCCGTGCCGAATGTTGAGGTTACGGATACAAACCATGCAGACAACATCAACGCAGCATCTAAGCAGCTGATTGAGAATGACAATTATCTGAAAGACAGAATGGACGATGAAGGTTTTTCTCTCGTGGATGGCGTTCTGTGTCAGACATTTGAAGAATAAGGAGGCATACAAGAATGAGTAAAGTAACAAAACCGGTAGTGCTGGACGAAACAGCAAAGCAGGTCGTAGCTCAGATTCAGTTACAGAATGAGATTTTGACATCACTTGCCAGCGGCATTAACTATAAGCCGACATCCATCAAAGACGTACTTAATGTTGTACGCGCAGGCCAGGCAAGTAAAGTGTTCCAGGTGGGCGATCAGATCATCGTTCCTTGGACGGATATTACAAACGGACAGAAGTATGAGGTACCGCTCGATATTACATCATTTGGCACTTCTACGCTGCAGGACGGCGAGGAACTTCCGAGCATGACCGTACAGTGGCACTATGCCACACCGTTTGGAGTGCAGTTCAATCAGTACCAGGCGTTTTTCTATGCGACAGAAGGACTTGCTGTAGGAACGTACTATATTGAGATTGGCACTACATGGGGTGACAAAGGATATTGCGTAGCCGGAAAAAAATACCAGTTTACGCTCACAAAGCCTGTGCCAGCAGGCGGACAGCTTGCCGGATTCAGAGGCGCACCGGATCAGGCACCTTCTACTTGGAAAGTATATTCATACAACAGTAAGACGGCGGTGGACGCTATTGAGACGGTTCCGGTAACAGAAGGAAGTTCCGGAACAAGCCTCGGAGTCTTAAAGTTCGGAGGAGATGGAAAACTCAACTGCTTGCAGAGAACAGCATACGGCTACAACAGATGGTCCCAGTCAGCAATGAGGCAGTGGCTTAACTCTGATAAGGGAGTAGGCGAGTGGTGGACTCCACAGAATGATTACGACAGATGCCCGGATCAGCTTGCAACAAAGGCCGGCTTCTTAACAGGTTTTGACGCAGATTTCCTGGAAATCCTCAGACCGACAAAGGTTGTAACAGCGCTCAATACCGTTACGGATTCCACAAGCAGCAACTCAGTTGAACCGCTCGAAACAACGTATGACAAGATTTATCTGCCTGCGTTGGAACAGATGTCTATTGAGCCGGAACTTGCAGGAGAGGGTTCTACTTGGGAATATTGGAAGAGAGCTTCTAATATGACAACCAAGATGAAAAAATGGCAGACATACCCTCAGATTCGTACATTTGCGATTGAGAATCACACTTCACCGCAGCACGTCCGCTTGCGCTCGGCTCATCGTGGCTATTCGTGCGTTACGTGGTACGTGAACTCTAGCGGCGGCGTCTACGACGTCGGCGCCGTCTACGCCCATCGCTGCGCCCCGGCTTGTGATTTCTGCTAATCAGCAATCAATAAATCCCGGCACCCACGGATGCCGGGTATAATTTCAGAGAAAGGAGGAACATAGCGTGTCAGTACCAGTTGGAGAAAGAAGAGAAAGCAGACTGGAAGTATTCGTGCAGGCGTTGGACTTAGTAACTTACACTCTCAGAATCACGAAGAACGAGAAAATTTTTCTTCCGGAGTACCAAAGACAAGTTACAGACGACATTATCGAGACTGCAAAGAGTATCTACATCGATGCTTGGGATGCCAACAATGTAAGGGTAACGACTAAAGATGATTGGAGAGTCCGCAGGGAGCTACAACTTCGTGCGGCCAGGGAATGCAACAGGCTCCTGGCTCTGATCGGAATTGCGAAATCCTCGTTTCATCTCAAAAATAAGCGAATCAAATTTTGGACCGGTAAGGTTTTGAAGGTCCGAGGTATGATCCGTAGTTGGAATGAAAGTGATAGTAAACGCTACTCCCAAATTGCGGAGTAGTTTTTATTATACGGATGTAGGCTAAACGCAGAACGTCCGCTTGCGCTCGGCTAATCGTGGCAATTCGTACAATACGTGGTACGTGAACTCTAGCGGCAACGTCAACAACAACAACGCCATCAACGCCAATCGCTGCGCCCCGGATTGTGTGGTATTAAGGACATAAAGGCTATTCCGTAAGAATGGCGCTCCAACCAATCAAACACAAGGAGCCTGCATCCGGCCGTAAGGCGAACAACACTGTAGCGATGCGGTCAGCCGGAGAACGACTGTTACTCGCTGTCAACGCTATGGACCTATCTATAAGTTTTATGGATATGGAAGAAGTAATCGGCTTTGAAGCCTTATATGATTCGATGCACAAGTGCAAGAAAGGAGTTATTTGGAAAGAGTCTGTTGCACATTATGTATTGAACAGCCTGGAGGAAACATACAAGCTCAACGAGCAGTTGGAAAATGAAACCTACAAGGCAAGGCAGATAGCGAAATTCACGATAACCAGGCCGAAGAAAAGAGAAATCATCAGTGTATGTTTCAGAGACCGTGTTTATCAGAGAAGTTTGAACGACAACGCACTGTACCCAATAATGACAAATTCGTTCATTCGTGATAATTGGGCCTGCCAGCGAGGCAAGGGTACCGATGATGCGAGAGATAGGATGAAACTATTTCTGCAGAGAATGTACCGGAAATATGGTACAGAATTTTATGGTCTGCAGATAGATGTGCATGGGTATTATCCGAATATGCGGCACGACTTAACCAACGCAATGTTGAAGAGAAAGCTGGAACCGGAAATAGCAAGGCGAGCCATTGATGTACTCGACGGACAGTACGCCGGGGATGTGGGTTACAACCCAGGAAGTCAGATGGTTCAGATTGTCGGCATATCGGCATTGGACGACCACGACCACAAAATCAAGGAAGATTTAGATGTGGACGAGTTCGGAAGATATATGGACGACTCACTTGCGTTTCATCCTTCCAGGGAATACCTGGAATACTGCAGAAAAGTAATCGGCGAGATACTGACCGAGAAGGGGTTAGAGTTCAATCCAAAGAAAACAAAGGTATTTAGCATTGCAGACGGTTTCACATTTTTAGGTTTCAAGTACCGACTAACAGATACCGGGAAGGTTATTATGATAATCGATCCGAAGAATGTCAAAGAAAGACGTCGGATATTACGAAGGCTGGTGAGAAAAGCCAAACAAGGCGAACTCACGAAGGCTAAGGTAGACGAGTGTTATTACGCTTGGAGAAACCACGCCAGCAAGGGCAACAGTTTTAAGCTCCTGCAGCGCATGGATAAATATTATAAATCATTATGGAGGTAGCCAAATGGAAGTAAAAAAGAATGGCGGCGATGTCGCCAAAATGAGAGCTGACGAGAACATGAAGGCAGAGCTGGCCGATCAGAATGCCAAGATTGATTACCTGGCAATGATGGCAGACATTGAGTTTCCGGAAGCAGGAGACTCGGCAACCAGCACCGAAGAAAGTGAGGAAGAGTAATATGGCAAAGGCTAAAGAAGTAACAGGGGCAGTAGACACATCTGCAGAGGAGACGATCCAGGAAGAAGTGCAGCACAGCGATTGGTTCGACAGAATCAAAGATTACTACGACACGAAGCGTTGGAACCTGGCTATGGTGAAGAACGCTGTCAAAAAGGATAAGATTACTGAGGAAGAATACGAGGAAATCACAGGTCGTAAGTATAAGGCATGATACCCTACGCAGAATTTTACAACTATGGCCGCCTAGAAAGTGCGGCTGTAGAGTTAGGCTTGCTCAATACCGAGGCAGACGAAGAAAGTCTGCTGAACCTGCATAATCAGTTGGTGTGGCATCTGTACCGGTTCGATAAGGACCCACGTGCGGATGCCATTCTTTATGCAGTAATAGAGGCCATTTTGGGTGAAAAGGCGGCAGATATTACGGACGTACCGTGGGAACTACGGTGCGTTTGGGAAGGAGGTAAAAGAGCCAATGTCTTTGAATGAAATTCTTGCAAGTGGTGGAGCCCTACTGCTGTTCTTGACGCTGGTGCAGATCACACCCATCAAGGTAAATCCGTGGTCTGCAGTTGGAAAGATTATCGGAAACGGCATGAGAGCCATCGGAAAGTCGATGAACAAGGATGTTATGGATAAGCTGGAATCAGTGCAGAAAGAGTTAAAAGAACTGGGAGAAAAGCACAACAAGCTCGAAAGGCGCATGGATAAAGATGATGCGGACGGATGCCGTACAAGAATCCTGCGATTTGCCGACGAGTTGAGAAGGGATGTCAAACATTCCGAAGAGTTTTTCAATCAGATTTTAGATGATATTTCGGACTATGAGCGTTATTGCACAGAGCATCCGGAATACAAGAACAGCAAAGCAGTAAATGCCATTGCCGAGATAGACAAAGTTTATCAGAAGTGCATGGAAAAAAATTCATTTTTATAACAGGAGGTAAAGGAACATGAAGAAAATTGATTGGGTTAGAAAACTCACAAGCAGAAAGTTGTGGACTGCGGTAGCGTCATTCGTATCTATGATGATCCTGGCTACTGGCGGCACAGACAACACGGCAACACAGGTTACAGCACTCATTATGGCGGGAGCGTCAGTAGTGGCGTACATCATCGGTGAAGGCTTGACTGACTCAGCCAACATCGGCTCCAACAGTGAGGATGAGGAGTAATCCGAGAACATATCGTAAGCACAGGGCGGTCGAAAGACTGCCCTATTTTTGTTAGGAGGAAGAACCATGAGTTTAGTAGTTGGAAGCGCAAGAATTGACGAGAACGGTCACATTTCCGGAGGAAAACCGGGAGATCAGACTGGAAACGAGGTATCAACCCAGGCGTATTACGTCCATTCAAAAGGCTGGTACTGCCTGAGACCGAAGAGCATCACGGTAGCAAACGCCATCGCAGAAGCTATGCTGCAGGGATGCAGAAACAACAATATCGGATATTGCCAGGGGCATAGAAGCAATGTGATCGAACAGCTGAGAAGAGTCGGAAAGCTCTCTAAAATTTCTGTAAAGACAGAGGCAGACTGCAGTTCACTTGTGAGAGCGTGCTGCATCCAGGCTGGCTTTGATCCAGGAAATTTCAATACGGCATCTGAGGTATCGGCATTGAAGGCAACCGGACAGTTTATGAAAGCGATTGCGGTAACTTCCAAGACGGAATTGTTCAACGGTGATGTACTCGTCACAAAGACCAAAGGACATACGGTAGTTGTTGTTTCCGGAAACCCGAGACACGGGAATACTTATTATCCTAAGTATGAAGGAACATCGGGGTCTATTATTACGGCGCTTGCTGCAGTGGGCGAAAAAGACACATCGAAGGCGCACCGGGCCAAGATTGCAGCCGCAAATGGCATTACAAACTACGCATATACCGCAGAGCAGAACACCAAGATGGTTAATCTTCTCAAAAAAGGAAAGTTAATCAAAGCGTAAGCTCTGAAAAGGTATCACATCGGGGTGGCTGAAAAGCTGCCCCTTATTTTGATTTAAGGAGGAGTTTTCTATGGAAAAACTATTTGGTATTGATATTTCACACTGGCAGGGAGATATGAGCATTGAGCAGGCCAGGAACGAAAGAGGAGTGAGATTTGCTATCATTAAAGCTGCAGGTGCAGATGATGGCAAGTATAAGGATAGCAAGTTTGAAAATTACTATGCACAGTGTAAGGCTATCGGACTTCCGGTAGGTGCATACTATTACGGCAATGCAAAGTCTGTTGCGGAGGCAGAGCAGGAGGCAGACCATTTCCTGTCAGTTATTGCAGGGAAGCAGTTTGAATATCCTATCTACTACGACGTAGAAGGTAAGATGCTGAACAACAGCAGAGATGTCCTTACGAATATTGTGATTGCGTTCTGTGACAGATGCGAGAAGGCTGGATATTTTGTCGGAGTATATACATCTGATTCACATTACCAGGCGCACGTAGACGATGATCGCCTGCAGAGGTTCACTCATTGGGTGGCGAGATATTCTTCAAATGAGCCAGTAACAGGTCATGATATTTGGCAGTACGGAGGAGAGTATAACTACATTGCCGATAAGACGATCTGCGGAAGAACTGTGGATCAAGATTTTTGCTATCGTGATTTTGAGACAGAAATCAAGAAGGCAGGTCTCAATGGATTCTCTGCCAGCACAGGAGATGAAGCTAAGGAGCCGGAGATTTCAGAGCCGGAAGGCAGCACACTCGACCTACTTTACAGAACGATGAAGGACGAGTTCGGTGGGGGCGACGCAAGAAAGGCAGCTCTCGGTAGCAGATACAATGAAGTGCAGGATGTAATCAATCACATCGACAAAGCATCCGTGCAGGAACTTGTAGATGAGGTGTGGGCCGGTAAGTATGGTGACGATGAAGTGAGAAGGACTGTTCTTGGCAGTAGATGGCAGGAGGTCCAGGACGTAATCAACGCCGGAAACAAAAAGTATTACACCATTAAGAGTGGAGATACGCTTTCCGGTATTGCGGCGAAGTATGAAACTACGGTCAATGCGATTGCTCAACTCAATGGCATTGAGAATCCGAACCTTATTATCGCAGGAGACACCATCAGAGTAAAATAACAGGAGGAAACGGTGGCATTATGAAAAACTATATCGGCGTGAAAATTGTAAAAGCTGAGCCGAAGGAGAAGAACGGAGTACCTGGGTACGCCGTGAAATATCCGGATGGTTATGTATCATGGAGTCCGAAGGAAACCTTTGAAAAGGCATACCGGGAACTGGACTGCCAGAATTTCATCAACTCAGCAGAGTAAGTAAGAGAGCCTATGATCCGCAGGGGTTGTAGGCTCTTTTTTTTATTGCAGAAAAGCGGAACAAGACAGCAGGTAAAATCAATATACAAAATAACCAAAATAAGACCGGGTATTTTGACGAAAAGTTCCGAGACACGATAGGCGATTTTAGTACCTATCCTATGCCTAAAGACTAAAAGCCAGTATTGAACCGTGTACGAAGTCATAGTTCTATATGTTTTCAGAGGTGTAATTATCCACATTATCCACACGCATTTGTGGATAAAATACGCTTTTGAGAGTACGCAAATGAGCATATATTATTCTGTCTCTAATATCTATTA